CCCCAGCAGCAAGCCTTGCTCAATCATGTCGCAGATTTAGATCGCAAATTGGACTCAGCAAGGTTCAACGTGGATCAGCTCCAAGTAGGCCGCAACGCCTTCTTTGAGTTACTGAAGCAAGCGTTAGCCGCACAGCCCGAAGAAGCTGTGTCTGACGTCGAGCCAAAGTAAGATCTGGGGCGGTGAAAGCCCGCCCTATGCGTTTCCTCTTACTGCTGCCACTGTTATTTTTGTTGGGGGCTTCCAAGGAGCCTGAGTATCGGTGCGTCCGTTGGACATGGACAGGTGATGTTTTCAACCGCAAGGTTGTTTGCCTAGAGTGGCGGAAAGTTGAACGCAGATGATTGATCCGTTGACCGCGCTGGCGGGTATACAGTCAGCGATAAAGACCGTGAAGAAGGCCGCGCAAGTGGCTCAGGATTTAGGCTCTCTTGCCCCAATGATTGGCAAGATGTTTGATGCCAAGTCTGCGGCTACCAAAGCCATGGTGGAAGCGAAGCGTTCAGGCGGCTCCAATATGGGCACTGCGCTTCAGATTGAGATGGCGCTAGAGCAAGCCCGTGCATTTGAGGCGGAGTTGCAGATGCTCTTCATGCAGGCTGGCAAGGTGGACGTGTGGAATAAAATTAAAGAACGTGCTCAGTTGATGGACATTGAAGATGCCCACGAAGCGCGTAAAGCCAAGGAAGCGGCTCAGAAGCAGAAAGAAAAAGAAGCCGAGCAGATGCAGATTGTGGCTGGTGCGTTCATTGTGATACTGGCGGTGCTGGCTTTGATTGTCGGCATCAATGAGTTTCAGGACTACTGTAAACACGCAAGGTGCGGTAGGTGAATGAATACCAAAAGCAATTTGACCTGTTTCTCAAAGTGTTTGTCAGGCTGTGTATTGCTTGGTGGGTGCTTGGCTTTCTTAAGTTTTTGCCAAATGATTTGTCAGACAAAATTGTGAATAAACTACTTGGAATGATTGGACTGTAATGAACGAACTACTTGGACTTCTTAAAGGTGTAGCCCCAGCCCTAGCTACTGCTGTTGCTGGCCCTCTTGGTGGTGCTGCTATTACCGCTATTGCCGGTAAGTTTGGTGTTGCTGACAGCGTTGAGGAAGTAGCCAAAGCTATTGCTGGAGATCCACAAGCGGCCCAGAAGCTGGCTGAGATTGACTTGAAGCAGTTTGAACTAGAAAACGCAGACCGTGACAGCGCACGGCATATGCAAGAGGTTGCACTCCAGCAGGACGATAAATTTGCCAAGCACTTCATTTATTGGTTTGCGTGGTTCTGGTCTATCGGCTCTATGGCATACTTTTTTGCCATTACTTTTGGTACTGTCCCAGCATCGGGCAAAGACTTTGGCAACATCATTCTTGGCTTCTTGCTGGGTACGGCAGTGGCAACCATCATCAGCTTCTTTTACGGCTCAAGCAAATCCAGCAAAGACAAAACTGAAGCCATGAGTAAGGAGCTTGGAAAATGAACCTGACACCCCATTTCACTTTAGAAGAACTAACGCACACAGACCACCGCGAATTTGACAATACGCCAAATGAAACAGAACTTGAAAACCTCAAACGACTCGCAGCCTTCCTTGAAGAAGTCAAAACTGTACTGGGAGGAAGACCTGTTATGGTTAACTCGGCTTTTAGAAGCAAGCAAGTTAATGATGCAGTGGGCAGTCGTGACACTTCTCAGCATAGGATTGGTTGTGCTGTGGACATCAGAATACCTGAACTAACGCCCGATCAGGTGGTGAAAGCCATCATGGCGTCAAGCCTGCCATACGATCAGGTCATCAGAGAATTTGACCGCTGGACTCATGTAAGCATTCCAAATACACCAGATGCCAAGCCCAGAAAACAAGCGCTGATTATCGACAAAACCGGCACTAGAGCTTATGCTTGATGCGTCCCCAAATTGATGGGAAAATAAGCCATGCCATTACAAAAGATACTGTTCAAGCCCGGCGTAAATAAAGAAAATACGCGATACACCACTGAGGGTGGCTGGTATGACTGCGACAAGATTCGATTCCGTCAAGGCACGCCAGAGAAAATTGGTGGGTGGGTGCGCATTTCTGCAACGACATTCTTGGGTGTGTGCAGGTCTCTTTGGAATTGGGTGACGCTTGGCAGTCAGAACTTGCTGGGTGTGGGCACTAACCTGAAGTTTTACATTGAGAATGGCGGCTTCTACAACGACATCACCCCCTTGCGTAAGACCGCCGCTACGCTTGGCAACAACCCATTTAGCACGCAAATAAACTCCACCATAGTCACTGTGACTGATGCGACTGGCGGCTACGCCAACGGTGCTTTTGTGACCTTTAGTGGCGCTACTGCAGTGGGAGGGTTAACCCTTAATGGTGAATATCAGCTCACAACCATTGGCACATCAGCCACCACATACACAATCACGGCTTCCAGTGCGGCAACTTCTACGGCTGTGGGCGGCGGCGCTTCAGTCCTAGCGGCATACCAACTCAATCCCGGCCCTGCGTATGCGGTGCCTCTGTCTGGTTGGGGCGCAGGCGCTTGGGGTTCTGGCGCATGGGGTATTGGCTCAACATCAGTTGACTCTTTGCGTATCTGGAACCAAAACAACTTTGGTCAGAATTTGATCTTTGGCCCACGCGGTGGGGGCCTATACTACTGGGACGCTAACACGAGTCTTACAACCCGTGGCGTACTGCTGTCTACCCTCTCGGGCGCATCCGATGTGCCGCTGTATCAGAATTACATGCTGATTTCAGATGCCAGCCGTTTTGTGCTTGCTTTTGGAACCAACGAAATTGGCGACACGATTCTTGACCCGATGCTGATTCGTTGGTCTGACCAAGAAGATGCTGTGCAGTGGACGCCATCAATCACCAACCAAGCAGGTAGCGTGCGCCTTTCTCACGGCTCAAGAATTGTGACTGCCATGCAGTCACGCCAAGAGATTTTGGTTTGGACAGATGCCTCAGTGTATTCGCTTCAATACCTTGGCCCACCTTATGTATGGAGTTCACAACTGCTGGCAGACAACATTTCTATTGTTGGCCCTAATGCCACAGCGCTTGCTTCGGGCGTGACGTATTGGATGGGCGTTGACAAGTTTTATAAATACGATGGCCGCACACAGACTTTGCGCTGTGACCTGCGTGAGTATGTCTTTAGCGATATCAACCAAGCCCAGTACGAGCAAGTGTTCGCAAGTACCAACGAAGGCTTCAACGAAGTGTGGTTCTTCTACTGTTCAACAAATTCCACAACAATTGACAAGTACGTTGTATACAACTACGAAGAAGACATCTGGTACTACGGCTACATGGCGCGTACTGAGTGGCTTGACTCTGGCTTGCGTAACTACCCGATTGCCGCCACGTACCAGCCAAACAACACTGGAAACATTGTGAACCACGAGCAGGGTGTGGACGACAATTCAACCGGTACAGTTCTGCCAATTGAAGCCTACATTACCTCGTCTGAGTTTGACATTGGGGACGGCCATAACTTTGGGTTTGTCTGGCGCATATTGCCCGACTTGACTTTCAGGGGTTCGACGGCTTCTAACCCACAGGCCACCATGTATTTGATGCCCCTACAAAACTCAGGCTCTGGCTACAACGATCCGGCCTCGGGTGGCGGAAGTGACAACGGTGTTGTGACGCGTACTGCTGTGATTCCAGTTGAGCAGTTCACAGGGCAGATCAATACACGCGTGCGTGGGCGCCAGATGGCGTTCAAGATTGACTCCGATGCACTGGGCGTGACGTGGCAGTTGGGTGCGCCTCGTATGGACATCCGGCCTGATGGCCGCAGGGGCGGTTAATGGCACAAGCAAACGTTACAGCGCCTCGACTTCCCAATCCCGGCCACGAGTACACACAGGCTTACATGGAGCAGCTCCTGCGGGTGCTGCGTTTGTATTTTAACCAGCTTGATAATCCGGGGCCAATTTCTGCCGCAACACAGCGTAATGGAACTAAAATATCAGCAGGTTTGAGCTTTTCTCAACCTGACCCCAATACGCCCGGTTTATTTGTTATAAGTTTGCCAACGCAAGCTGATTACGCTACTCTTAGAGCGGGGGATGTTTACTATGACACTACCGCCGGAAACGTACTGAAAGTAAAGGTCTAACATGAGCCTACACGCCCTTGCAAATAACATGGCCGCACGCGGTCGCGGCCCAGATTCGATGCTGGTGCATATGGCCCCACGCGAAGTTGCTGGCTTGCAGTCTTTGGCCATGGCGCATGGCGGCTCTTTGACGATTAACCCTACTACGGGTTTACCCGAAGCTGGCTTCCTGTCTAATCTTTTGCCCACTTTGATTGGTGGCGCGTTGACTGTTGCATCTGGCGGTGCTTTGTCTCCTTTGATGGCTGGCTTGATTACTGGCGCTGGTTATGGCGTGGCTTCTGGCAGTTTGCAAAAAGGTTTGATGGCTGGCTTGGGTGCGTTTGGTGGCGCAGGTCTTGGCGCAGGTCTTTCAGCCGCTGGCGCTGCCGAAGCCGCAGTACCCGGAGCCGCCTCTG